CAAATATACACTTGACTTATACGATGAATCAATCAATCTTGGAAAAACTTATTTCAGTCAAAAATATGTATGATATTTTCTTTGTTAGTAATGAAGTAGCAAATGAAACTGCTTGGAATAATTTTAAGCAGAGATTTCCCGGTGCTCGTAGAATAGATAATGCAACAAAGTTTTCAGATGTTAGTTCAAAGTCTTTTACTAAACATTTTTGGGTAATTTGGGACAATCTAAAATTAACTGATGATTTTAATTTAGATTATGTTATTCCAGAATGGGATAAAGATTACATACACGTTTTTAAAAATGGAAATTTTTACGATGGTGTTTGTATTTTCAATACCAACTCTAAAATACTACAGCGTGAATGGGATTATAGATTTTTTACAAACAAAAAAGAAATAGATTATCAAGCAAGTATTCCGCAAGAATTTGATATTGTATTCATCTCGTATAATGAAGAGTTTGCAGATGATAATTTCAAAAAATTAAAAGAAAATTATCCTAATGCAAAGCGTATTAACGGTGTCAAAGGAATTCATCAAGCACACATAGAAGCAGCGAAATTATGTACTACAGATATGTTTTGGGTAGTAGATGCTGATGCAATAATACTTGATGAATTTAAATTAGATTATCAAATTCCGTATTATGATTTTGCTGCTAAAAAGACTGTACACGTCTGGAGAAGTCGAAACCCTATTAAAGATTTAGAATATGGATATGGTGGGATAAAATTATTTCCAACACAAATGACAATAGATATGGATTTATCAAATCCAGATATGACTACTAGTATTTCAGATTATTTTAAAGCAATGCCTGAAGTAAGTAACATTACAGCATTTAATACAGATGGATTTACAACCTGGAGAAGTGCGTTTAGAGAATGTTGTAAGTTAGCCAGTAGAACTATTAAAGGACAAAACAATGATGAAACAGATCAAAGACTTAGTAAATGGTGTTCGGACTATGGCAGAGATCGTCCGTTCGGCGATTACGCTATTCAAGGAGCCCGTGCTGGTCGTGTTTATGGTGTGGCTAACTCTGCTAATTTTGATGCTCTTAGATTAATAAACAATTATGATTGGTTAAAGGAACAGTTTGATGCAAGACAAGTCTAGAATAGAAAAATTTATTCCTATTATGGACGAGATATCGCCTACTTTCTGTTTGGCGAAATGGCATCATACGACTATCTATTTACAAACAGGTGAAACACATAGTTGCTATCATCCAGCACCTCACGCAATACCAATTCCAGGACTTGAAGAAAATCCAAGTCAACTACATAATACTCCGCAGAAAAAAGCAGAGCGCAAAGAAATGCTTGAAGGAAAGAAACCTAGTGGATGCCAATACTGTTGGAACATTGAGTGTATGGGTAAAGATTATATTAGTGATCGTAAAGAACGTAATGCCAGTATCTATACCGAAGAAAGATTTAACAAAATTAAAGCAGACCCACTTGCAGATGTTAACCCGCAATATGTAGAAGTAAGTTTTGGTAACGAGTGCAATTTTAAATGCGGATATTGTCATCCTAAACATTCAAGTTCCTATTATAAAGAAATAAAAGATCACGGTCCTTACACTATGGTTAAGAATCATCGTAATGATATTAACTGGTTTAAAATTTATGAAGAAGAAGAAAATCCGTATGTTAAAGCATTCTGGAATTGGTGGCCTGAATTAAGAAAAAGTTTAACAATATTAAGAATAACAGGCGGCGAACCTTTGTTACAACAAAGTACTTGGCGTATGTTTGAAGAACTTGAAAAGAATCCAATGCCTCATTTAGAACTTAACATTAATAGTAACTTTGGAGTGAAGCCGATATTAATTGAAAGGTTTGCTGATAAAGTAAACAGTCTAATTGAAAAAGGTTGCATTAAAGATTTTAAAGTTTTTACAAGTATGGATACTTGGGGTCCACAAGCAGAATATATTAGAACAGGTTTAGATTTAGAACTGTGGGAGAAGAACTTAGATACGTATATGACTAAAACACGTATGCCTCTTACGTTTATGATTACGTTTAATATATTAACTGTAACTAATTTTGACAAGTTGTTGAAAAAGATTCTCGAATGGCGTAAGAAGTACAATAGTGATGATCAAACCAAATGGCAACGTATTAGATTTGATACTCCTTATCTAAAAGAACCTTTGCAATATGATATGAATATATTGCCCAAAGTAAACTTTATGCCTTATATGCATAATCACTTACAATTCATAAAAGACAATCTAGATGACAACAATAGACATAAGTTTAGCGAAATGGAATATGAAAAATTTAGACGTGTGGTCGATTATATGGCATCAACTGACTATCCTGTAGAAAAAATAACAGAAGGACGTAAAGATTTTTATAATTGGTTTACAGAATATGATCGTAGAAGAGGGTTAGACTTTTGCAAAACATTTCCTGAACTTGTAACTTTTTATGAGGATTGCAATGGATTGGCGTGAATTTAAAATACTTAAAGATTCTACAGCACAGAAAAACAGTCTTATATATCAAGGACTTCGTTCTGTAAGGTTCAATGATCATAATTTAAAACCGCACTGGATTTCTAAGATAGCCAAGTATTCAGAGTTTCAACTGTTTAGAGGGCAAAAAGAAATACTAGTTTGCATAGGTGAAAGTTGGACATATGGTGAATCTTTACCCGGTATTTCAACTGACCTTGGACGTTATAGTTTATCTGCTCAATTAGAATATGCATATGGTCCAAGACTTGCTGCAATGATGAATGTTGATTATTATCAATATGCTGTTCCAGGAAATTGCAATATGTATATGTTTACTGAGTTAGAACGTATACTTCATTATTTGAAAAAAATGAAATACAAAAAAATATACCTTAGTATGCAAATGACTGAACCTAGTCGAGAAGTAAGTTTTGCAGGTAGCAAACAACTTAAAGGTCACGGAATAAAAAGATTATATACAGATAATCCCAATGACTTTCGTAGTTGGCTTAAAGATTACGATGAAATATTTTTTGAAATATACAATAATCTAATTAAAAGCACTCCTGAAATCGAAATAGTTCCAGTGTTATGGAAAAATTTTTGTAGTATTAACACAGATAAAAAATACGATTTTCAAATTATAGATACATCTTGGTTACAATATAATGCAAGATTACAAGGTGTGCAACTACAAGCACCACAGTTTTACGTTGTAAAGTGGTTAGAACAAATGCAACAAGATTTCAAAAATTTAAGATTTGATCCTGTGTTTATAAATGAAGAACTAAAAAAGATAGAAGAATCGAATAATTTCCTCCATTTAAACACAATGCATTTTCCGCATCCTAATCAGTATTTGCACTTTACGTGGGCTGCGTATCTAGGCAGAATAACAGGATGGGTCAATGGAATCTAAAACATTTTGTATCTATCCTTGGATTCATATGTACGTTAATCCTGACGGCAGTGTTCTTCCTTGTTGTGTAGGACATCATCATAGCCATCTAGGTAACGTTAGAGAAAAGACAGTAGAAGAAATATGGAACGATGAACCTTACAAGTTAATGCGTAAAAATATGATTAACGGCATACAGTGTAAGGAGTGTGTCGGTTGTTATAAGATGGAACAGTCTGGAGTTGAAAGTGTTAGACAAAGCAAGAATAAAGTATACCAAGAGTTTATTTCTTTAGTTGATAAAACCAATCCAGATGGTTCTTTGCCAACAATGGATTTAAAACACTTTGATGTACGTTGGAGTAACATATGTAATTTTAAATGCCGCAGTTGCAGTAGTACATATTCAAGTACTTGGGCTCAAGAAGATAATACACAAGGAAAAACTAAACCAGTATACATACTTGCCGGCGGAAACGATAACGACCATTTATATAATCAATTCAAACCTTATCTGAAAGGTATTAAAACATTTTACTTTGCAGGCGGAGAACCTTTGCTTACTGATAAGCATTATGAAATTTTAGAACATCTTATTGAAACTGGAAATACAGATGTTGAGATAGAATACAATACAAATTTAAGTAATCTTGTTTATAAAGGCAAGAGTGTGATTGATTTATGGAATAAATTTTCTAAAGTTAAAGTTGGTGCAAGTTTTGATAGTTGGGGAGATAGGGCTGAATATATTAGAGAAGGAACAGAGTGGTCTAAGGTTGTAAACAACATAATAGAAATTAGACACCAAGCACCTCACGTAGAACTTAATACAGGTAGTGTTATTAGTGTGTTTAATATAAGCACTATACCTGAATTTTTGCATTATATGATTGATAATGAATTAATGATGAATGGATACTATCCTCACTTTTATAATATTATTAATCCAGACTTTTACAGTGTTTCGGTTTTGCCTGAATCTGTAAAAGAGCAAATTGTTAATAAATTAGAAAAGAACAGTTCTAGTTTTAACAATCATATCAATAAAGAAATTAAGAAAGTAATTTCCTATTTAGAAAACAGCAAATATGATAAAGCATTACACGAACAGTTTTTAAGTGTAACCGAATATTATGATTCAATTCGTAATAGAAAATTTGCAGAAACATTTCCTGAATTATTGGAGTTACTGCAATGATGAAAATATATTTTGATACACTTGATCAAGGGCAGTCGAATGTAAGACATCTAGAATCTAACGGAGATAAAACTTGGTGGTTAGTAGCACCTGGGTCAGTTATTAAAAAACATTTATCCGAGATGCAAATACCATATGATCTTTTAGATAGTATCGATCTTCCAGGTTTATATTTTATAGATGTTAATGGAGATCCTATATGGTGGAATGGTCTTGCTAAAAGTCCAAGTACACCTAGAGAACACATAATTTTAAAGTTGCCAGACAACATTATACAGTTAGCAAAGGCTAAATTATTAAGATTGATAATTGCTGCTGATAGAGAAGGCGGTCCGATGGTTAACGATCACTTTGACTGTTTTGCTGCTACCACTAATGCAATAAGATCTAGAGGATTGCCTGTTGATAGTGTTCTTATTATGCAAGGTAATAAAAAGATCGAAACGCAATACAAACAATGGTTAGAAAAAAATAACGAAGAAAAATTATTTGAAGTTATGTATAGTAATCATTTTGGTAAGATATTCTTTGATTCTAATCTTCCTAAAGATCCCCTAATAAAACATTCTATAAAAAATGCTAACAGCAAGTCATATAATTCTTTAAACAGAGTTTACAGACCAAATAGAGGAGCTCATTTATTTAGATTAGCAAAAGAAGGATTGCTCAAGCACGGTATTGTTAGTGCAAATCAGGTTAACAGTAATGATAGTATTGCTGCAAAATTAGCAGGAGTACAACAACACGATCTTGCTGAAATATTTAAAAATAATTTTCCTTTGTTTATTGACGGTAACTGGAGTAATGTTAATGCAGCCAATCAATATAACACGTCAATATATACAGATAGTTTATTAACAGTTGTTACAGAAACAATTTTTATGGATGAAACTGTATTTTTAACAGAAAAATTATTTAAACCGATTGCTATGGGACATCCTTTTATAACACTAGCAGGTGCTGGTACTATGCAAGGTTTACGTGAAATGGGATTTAAAATTGACTTTGACGGAATAGATCAAAGTTACGATAATGAATTAGATCCAGTTAAGAGATTTAATATGGTACATACTGTATTAGTTAATTGGATTAATATGCCTTTTGCTGACAAAGTAAGTTGTATAGATCGTTCGATGGAAGATATTAAATTTAATATGAAACATCTTGTTTCTAACGATTTTTATAAAGATGCATTAAAAGAATGTATCACAAGATCTGAGAGATATTTTAATGATTAAATTTGAAAACTACGATAGACTTTTTACATTTGGATGTAGTATGACACGCTACAGATGGCCTACCTGGGCTAATTTGTTAGGACAGGAAATACCAATACATTATAATATGGGAAAGTCCGGTGGTGGAAACTTATACATATCTAATTCAGTAGTTGAGGCAAACAAACGTTACAATTTTAACAAGCGTGACCTAGTTGTAATTATGTGGAGTTCCACTAATAGAGAAGATCGTTATAAAAATGGAAACTGGGAAACAGCAGGAAATATATGGACGCAAGGTGTACATAGTGCTGAGTGGGTATCTAAATGGGCTGACGAAAGATTTTATCTTATAAGAGATCTTGCGTTAATGGAATTAACTCAACAGTATTTAGAACACATTGGTGTTGATCATCATATACTTTCAATGGGTCCTATACCTGAACAAGAAGTTACCGATAGAAAAGGTAAAGGAATGTTTGACGATATTAAAACACTGTACAAAGATACTTTGTCTAAAATTTGTCCTGATATATGTACAACAGTATATAACGGCGTCTGGCCGCAAACACCTATACAAGGTTACGGACAAACAGCAGATTATCATCCTACTCCATTAGGACATTTAAAATACCTAGCAAAAATATTTCCCGGAATGCCAATTACTGAAAAGATGAGAGCAATGGCAGATGAGTATGAAAAAATTGTTTTGAAATGCAAACATCTCGACGACCTAAGAAAATATTGGGACGAAGGAAACCATAGTGAAAGATTATAATGGCCTGTGTTAATCCTAAAAATTTAATATACTTAATTACTTACGATGCTACGCATCCTCGCAAGTTAATTATTAATCCAAACGTTGCTGTAACAATGAAGCACGATAAGGAAACATATGATTTCTTTTATATACAGTTTAGTGATTCAAAAAGTTTTAAATTTTTTCCTATTACAGAATTAATTGATGAAAAGAATCTAAAAGATATTAAAGAAGGAAAAACCTATTTGGTTTTAGATAACGGATTAGAATATTTTTATTCTTGTGCAAATGCAATTTACAGTGATGTTGTTGCTAAAGGAATTCCTGCAGAACAGATTATCTTTTTATCTAATACACCTACTATGATTGATCACGTTAAGTTATTGGCTTCTCGTTTAGGAAAACCTGAGATTAAAGTTGAATGGTTTAGTCTTTTTGAAATTACTGGTAAGAACACAATAATGCAAAGAAAAGATTTTCCTACATTAGAAAAAAAGAAGAAGTATTCTAAAAAGTTTTTAAATCTAAACAGACGCTGGCGTATGCATAGACCTTTGTTGTATACTCTAATGAAAGATAGAAATCTTACACGGTATGGACACATTAGTTTATCTAGGTCAGACGACGGAGTAGACTGGAAAGATGTATATCCTAAAATGCTTTCAATGTATAAAGATCATAAGGTTGGAGAAATAATAAAAAGAAATCCTGATGTAGTTGATACACCTGATCTAATTTTAGATATAGAAGATTTAGTAACTAATAGAGCAGATCACGAAACATCAATACAAGAATTTTATAGAGACACTTATTTTAGTGTAGTTAACGAAACTACATATCACGAAGGTGTACCATTTTTAAGTGAAAAGATTTTTAAAACTATTGCAATGGGACATCCTTTTGTACTTGTAACTGCACCAGAAAGTTTACAGTATCTAAAAAAACTTGGATACAAAACATTTCATCCGTTTATCGATGAAACATACGATTCTATTTTGGATCACGGAGATCGTTTGTTAGCGATAGTTGATGAAATTGAAAGGCTATGCAAAATGGATAAACTTGAATTCAAAAATTGGAGAGCATCCATTCTGCCAATAGTTAAACATAACTATACAATGCTTAATAACAAACAGCAAATATCACGCCCTATGAACTTCTAGTAGTACCAATTTAAGGCGCCTTAAACGCATTTTAAGCGTCATACAGCGGTGTTAAAACTCTAGAGCTATAGTTGAACTATCTTGTATAGATCCAGGCTTACAATGCGTTTAAAAGCGTTTTTGTAAATACTAACGAATTGGAAAAAGGATTATAAAATGAAAATTGGATTTATTGGTTTAGGAAAATTGGGTATGCCTTGTGCTGAAGTTATTGTCCAAAAAGGACACGACGTTACCGGGTACGATGTTGCAGATGTTACAAGCGAATTAGTAGCAGTAAAACAATCAATCCAAGAGTGTGTGATGGACAGAGAAATAGTCTTTGTAGCAGTACCAACACCACACGATCCAAACTATGATGGTAGTGCTCCAACTTCTCATTTACAGCCAAAGGACTTTCAATATCATATTGTAAAAGAAGTTCTTGAAGAAGCCAACAAACATATGAATCCTCAGCAGTTGTTAGTTCTTATTAGCACTGTTCTTCCAGGTACTACACGTAGAGAATTTGTAAAACTAATATCAAATACTAGATTCGTTTACAATCCTTATCTAATTGCAATGGGTAGTGTTGCTTGGGATATGGTTAATCCTGATATTGTAATGATTGGAACTGAAGACGGAACTGAAACAGGTGATGCAAAAGAATTAAAGTCTTTTTATGAAACTATTATGGAAAACGATCCTAAGTATGTTATTGGAACTTGGGACGAGTGTGAATGTATTAAAGTTTTTTATAACACTTTTATTAGTACCAAAATTGGTTTAGTTAATATGATGCAAGATGTTGCTATGAAACAAGGAAACATTAATGTTGATGTTGTAACAAATGCACTAGCATCAGCAGAGAAAAGAATAACAAGCAGTTCTTATATGACTGCTGGTATGGGCGATGGCGGTGCTTGTCATCCTAGAGATAATATTGCTTTAAGATATATGGCTCAAGAACTTAATTTAGGATATGATATTTTTGATTCTATTATGAAAGCAAGAGAAATCCAAGCAAAAAATTTAGCAGAGTTTTTAGTCGAACAGGCAAAGGAAACTGAATTACCAATTCTTATTCACGGTGTAGCATACAAACCGGATGTACCTTATCTTGATGGAAGTTATAGTTTATTGGTCTCTCATTATTGTAATGAAATGGGATTCAGTCCAATATTAGTAGATCCTTTAGTTTATCCTGATCCAGGTCCATTCAAAGCAGTTGTGTTATTAGCACACAGCAATCAAGTTACTTACAATCTAGAAGAACAAAAACAAACCTTTTACTGTGAAATAGAAGAAGGAAGTGTTATTGTTGATCCTTGGAGATTGTATAAGAATCAAGAAAACAAATACAAGTTAGTTCAATACGGAAATTCAAGATAATAAAAAAGGGCTACAAGAGCCCTTTTTTAAACTTAAGAAACTAAAGGATTGTATTAGTCCTGTTTTTAATATCAGCCTTTAATCTTTCAATATTAATTTTAAAGTCTAATTTTTTAACAGTATCTTTATATTCGTCGAGTGTTTTTAAAAGTTTTTTTGCAACACTGTTAGGGTCAGCCACACCTAACTGCTCTTTGATATTGATCTCCCATACTCGACCATCATCAAATTCTATAATCATAGCATCGACGTAAGCGACAGGCATAGTGTTTATGTATAAATCCTCAAACACCTCCGGCCACTCTTTTATCAGTTGCTTCGGCGGTCTAAAATACTGCCTATGCACTTTGGACGGCTTCAGTCTTTGACTTTGATGCCTTCTTTACAGGAGGATCAAGTTCATCGGCTTCGCGACGCAATCTTGCTGCTTCTTTATACATAGCATCTGCTTGACTACGATAAGACTTAGCAATATCTGCATCACTCAGTACACCGTTATCAGGTGCCTGTGGAGCCAACGGTGCTGGAGTTTCGGTTACCGTAGCAACTTCTTCAACTTTATCTCCTACTTTAGGTGCACCGCTTACAAAAGTATACAGTTCGTCAATGTTAACACCTTTTTGTTCAGCAATCAATCCATTAAGTTCGCTTAGGTTGATTTCTTGAGTTGGGGTTGGTGTCATCATAACATCTGCCGTTTTAACTTTTTGTAATCTTCCATCGGCTCTCATTGCTTGAAGCATAGGTTTACCATCTGGGAAGTTTGATCTAAACATCACTTCTCCAAGTTCAAATGAAGTTTGAGCCTGGTCAGTTTCAATTAATTTCATTAAACTATCGTGATAGATATCAGGTAAAGTTGCTGTTGGCAATACTAATGCTGAATCAGATTCACCTGGGATTGTTCTAAAAACAACAGCAACTTTGTTACCGGTGTTTTTCATCTTTCCTACGTGTTTTATGTCTCTAGCCATTATTCTTGTCCTTGTGTTTGTTTCTCTTGTTGCGTTTTTGTAACGTGATCTAAGAAAGCATTTAGTTTATTATAAGTTTTACCTACTGCTTCTAATTCGTTTGCTCTAAACGCACCTCGTTGTGTAGCAATATCAATAATGCTTTTTACTGCATTAAGATCGCTAATGTTTAAATCAGGCGCAGATGGTGCAGCACCTGGTGCTGGAATAGGACCACCATTAGCGGCAGCCGTTTTAGTTTCAGCAGTTTTTTCTTCTGCTGCATTTTTAACTTCTTCAGTCATTTAGTTTCTCCTTAAGTATGGGCAAGCCAACACAAAATATGTTAGCTCTTTTTCTTCTTCAAATCCAACAAACGTTTGAGTGTGAAGTTTTTCTTCAGAATCCAAACTAGGGTAAGGAACGATGCTGAATCGTCCTTTCAATTTTGCTCTGATCCAATCCTTTAAAGAACGATCTGATCGTTCATTATTGGAAACTTTTATCTTAGAAAAATGCGGAGGCATTGTTCTAAGTTCACGTGCTTTTAATACGTCTAATGGATTAAGTTCTATCATTGTAAAATATTTATTAACTGCGTATATTAAAGTTGTTAATCTTGGTTCATTCTTTTGGCTAGTGCTTTGTTATAACCTAACTTTTGGACATCACCACTAAACAAATACAGTTCAAAAGCAGATTTTTCCTTTAGTACTGTAATTGATTTCTTAGTAATATAATAAGGTGATTCGATAAAATTGTCAAGCCACAAAAGTACCTGTGGAGTAATTGAAAAGTTTTTTGGAAAATCTACTTTGTATGTTTTGATTTTCGCTTCGAGTTCAATATGTGTTAGTGCTTCGTCAGTAAGACGCAGACCACCGGAGTCTTTTGAACGCACATTCCACCACCATTCTGTTCTTTTGATTTTGATGTCATCGTCTGTGTGGGGGAGGTTGGCTGCTTTTAAGAAAATTTTCGTGTATTGGTCTTTATCGTCCATAGTATCACGATTCTTTTTCTCCGGTGCTGAGTCTATATACTGCAAATTCATTTGTCTTAAATAGGTTGTTTAGTTTCTTTGCTAAGTTCCTTGCGTGTCCTGGATTACTAAAACTTACTTTTTTGTATTTAGGACCTGGATAACTTGAAACAGCACTGCCACTCTTTAAGTTAAATGGTTTCCCTTGATAGAATACGGCCCAAATAGCGTCGCTCTCCAAGATCTGTTCTACTTTATATGTTTCTCGATTTGTATGTTCGAGTATAATTTTTGGTTTGGGTCTACTCATATACGTAATTTTCCTTAGTTAACTACGTATATATTTATCCTTTTTTAAAAGGATCCACCATCAAACTTTACATCAACTTCGTTAGCAGACTTGTTTATTTCTTTTAGAAGTGTGTGTATTTCGCTTATAGTAGCGCCTAGTTTGCTGGTTAGCACTGCAAGTTCCTGTGTAAGTGCTCTTGCTTCTTCTATTGTAATTCTAATTTCTTTTTGTTGTGATTTTTCAGCAATTACTGTACGCTGTATAAGTTTTTCAACAGTAGGTAGTGTGTTAGGTATATTGCTCATTTGTAAAGTCCTGGTTTAAGTTCAATGAACTTTTGCATTATCCCCTCGATACATTCGAGAGCATTTGTCTCATCTCAATTTCTGTCTTGAAAGGACCCTTGTAGTCGTATCTTTGTAGAGTGATAAGTTTAGGACAAAATGATTTAACCCAACCTTTTTCAAAACGGATTACATAATACCCTGCACAATATAAACTTTTGCTGTCTTTACTTTTTGTAAACAGTGGAAGTTTTCTTTGTATGTCGTACATTGCATTATGCGGCACTGAACTTGTACCGAATCCGTGTACTTCGTTAGGTAGTGCATTATCCGCTTCTTTAATAATCTTAGCAATAAAAAAGTCTTTGCCAAACTGTTTCATAAGACTTTCTTTGGTCTTAAAAATCTTAATACCGTTAGCATTACTAAAAATAAATTTATTTTCTTCGTCTTTTCTTAGAGTTCCAATTTTTACCCCATCATCTTCAACAATCCAAAATTTATTATCAATTATTGGTTTGGCTTGTAGTAGTGTCATACATTTCTCCTAACATTTATACCGTTTCGACAGCGTTATCATATCTTGCATTAAGAGGCTCAGCATATGCTTGTGCTTGATCTGAAATCTTTTTCAAATCATACAAATGACAGAACTTCATTAATCTAATGCCAACTTGACTTACGTTCTTGTTCGAACCTGTTGCATTTTTAATTGTTTCAACAATCATTTCTTTAATGTGTTTAGGTTGTGCTGTAAGATCAATTAGTTGACGATTACGTTCGTAATCTTCAAGTACACGGTGTTCGACACCATTATGATCAACCCAACGCTGTAACATAAGATTGTTCCAATTAAATCCTTTTGTTTTACGATCTTCAAATGCTTCAATAAGACCTACTTTATTCTTAGTGCCTTTTTTACGAACACCTGGATATGCACTGAACACATTATCACTTGTGTCTCCACGCATACATTTTTCAAACAATAGCCATTCAGGATCTGGAATGGACTTTGCTTCTTTTGTTTTCTTATCAATTACAGGTAAACCTTTTTTATCAAAGTATCCTTCGTGTGTACTAGTAATTTCTTGTACACCATTGTATAGTTTTACATTAGGTGCAATTAATTGTTGGAAATCTGTATCTGTACTAATAATCACGTGTTGATTATTTGGATGTTGTTGTATCCAACCTGCAATAAGATCATCTGCTTCTAATTGCGAATGCTGTAATACGGTACAGTTTGTTTTGTCTGTAACAAATTCTTTAAATGTATCAAACGCTTCCCAAAAAATTGTATCTTCTTCTTGTTGCTTTTCTGACAGAGCATCTCTTGCTTCTTGTCTATTGCGTTTATAAGGTTCGTAAAAATCTTTACGCCAACTACGTCCTTCTAAGCAGAATACAACGTGGGTACCATTAAAATCTTGCCAAGCCTTCTTAATGCTGTTAAGTGTGATATGAAAAGCCATACCTAACTTAATGTCAGCATCTCCGTTAATAACGTGCCTAGCACGAAAGAATGTATTCGCTGTATCTACTATAATATGTGTCATTCATTATCTCTTTTAACTGTACTGACATCAATAGAGCCAGTATTGAGTGGTCCACCGTAGTCGCCATCGACTACAACATTTGCACAAAGTTCACGGAACCAACGATCGACAATTTCTTCTTCTTTGTCACCTTCAACTCCATATCCTTGTTGCCTTAATTGTACTATAAAATACTCGTTCCAGTCAAGTTCAAAAAAGCCATTTCGAACATTATCTTTGTTTACGTGTGTACTCAAAACACCTACCCAAGGCTCCTTCTTCATCGTTGCCTTTTCTTTATCTGTAAGACCAGGCTTAGATGTGTCAGGCTCTTTCTTCTTGAACAGTTTCTTTATAAAGTCCATACTCATTCCTTATGTTCCGATCGC